ACTCCAACTCTTAGGAACTCTGCTAAATGTTTTTATCTCTCCGTTTACTAATATTGCTACCATATCTATTTTTTATTGAGGTTGTGAAATTGAGTACCAGTAAGTACTTGCACCTGTTACTACTACTTGAATAAGATTAGAAACTGTTCCGTCATAAGTACCTGCTACTGTTGAACCTGCAGGAAGCGTTAATGCGTGGTCTCCTGTAATTACTAAGTCTTTTACCATACCGATTGCAGTATTTGAGAAAGTAAGAGTAGTTGCTCCTGTTAGTGTCTTAGTAAATACTTGTGCAGTGCTGAAATCTACATTTGTAGAAAGTGCTGCACTTGTTGTAAATTCTGCTCCTAATTTAGCATAGGTAATAGAATCATCATCTAAGTTTACTACTACGTTTCCTGTTGTTGGAGAGGCAGTAATACCACCTGTACCTGTTACCTGATTTACATCTCCTGCATCATCGTTGTAGAGTTCTGTAAAGTTGTCATTTACTTTGTCAAAAGCCGTTCTTAATGGGTCTCCTGTACCATCATTTGCAACGCTTCCAATATTAATTACTTGTTTTGCCATTTTGTTTTTAAGTTAAATTATCTGCGAATATTATTGTTGAATCTGCTGTATATAAAGTTGAATCTGCTCTTTTAGGCTCCCAGCAAATAGGAGCTGATAAATCGTTAATTGCATTAGTAGACCACTGGATAGCGACTCCCCAAGCATCGTTATCTGTCATTTCACAATATACCTTTCCCCAATTTATGTTGTTTGCCATTTTTTTGTTTTTCTAGATATTTCTTTAGTTTAGTTAAGTTCTTGTCCTTTGGTTTGTATCTTGCTTTCATATCTATAATACCCATCCTTGAAAGGTCGCATCGTGGTCAGGGTGTATATCATCATTTATGTTAGACGTATATTCAGGATAGCTAGACTGGTTAAAAGACATATAATCAATAAACCTCCTAGTATAGTATTCAGCAATATCTCTCTCCTTAGAAACTAAGTAATCTACCTCATCTTTAGATACCACTTCTGAGTTCTCGCTAGTGTGCTTATATATACCTCCATTTTTAATAGAGTAAGCAGCAAACGGCAAATAGTCCACCATAGCAAAGTGAATAAGCATAGGCTGAACGTAACTGTTTACTAGTTCTAGATAGTCTCCTGATAGCGTTCCTGCAACTATATCTGATGATATTTTGTCATAAAGTTTAGAACCTAGATAGTTTTTAACGTGTATCTCTTGTGCTATTTTTATAAACTGTATAAACTTATCAGTATCTACATTACCATCTAGGATGCTATTGCGTACTAAGTCTGTTCTTGTTATGAATAATGCTATTGCCATTTATCTCTTATTTATTTACAAAACCATTTTTAGGCATATCAGTAGGTCTAGTTGCTACCTTCTTGTCATTGGTCTCAGGTTTAAACCCATCTTTTCTTGCTTGGTTTACGCTAATCTCAGCATTAGGGTTTGTAGCATCAGGATTTACTCCCTTAGCCATATAAGTCTTTCTCATCCAAAAGTGATGACAAGAACCTCCTCCTTTGTAAAGCCATATATCATAAGTATCAGCACCATTTAGTCCCCATCCTGCATTAACTGCTCTTTGAGACATTTGTTGTATATCCTCTTTACGGTATATTTTCTTAGCAGATACCATCTTTCTACAGAAGTCTCTAGATACGTTCTTACCTTTTCTCTCAGTAGTCTGTAATGGTGCGTATTGGTATCTTACTTTAAATCTTTGGTTTTCTACCTCGCCATCTTGCTCACTCTTTGCATTAGGTCTAGCAGTTCCTGTAGAAGCTAATCCTATCATCTTATCTAGACTCTCCTCTGTATCATAATCTACAGGTCTCTCATCTACAAGTTCCCACTCATCAAGATTCTCATCCTCTCCAAAGTCTACCATAAAGTCTGCAAAGTCATCATCTACTCTAGATTTGTCAGAACTCATCTTTACTCCAGTTTCTTCTTCTCTAGTTTCCTTATCTACCACATTATCTAAGTCTGTAAACTCTAGTGGTTGTAAGGTCTTAAAGTATAGTTTTAAGGAGATATTATTAAAAGCTAGTACTTTGTCAAAGGCATCTATTAAAAGTGTCTGAAATGGTCTTATAACGGTGTTATCCATTAAAGTAGATGCAGTCTCTATTTCTTCTGCGTTGTTTCCTAATCCTGATGAGTCTTTAATACCCAAAAGCATAGGAGATACTACCCTATGAGATACCATTATTTTCTTAGAACTCTCATCAGATAGAAATTGGTATTGTTGGTGTGCATCTGATAGTTGTACAGGCTCAATACTAGCAGCAGTCTCTGCATTGTCATTAAAAGATAAGATAAACTTACCTGAGTTGCTAGAACCTGCAAACTTCTGATGTATCTTGTTTTCTATTAGTTGTCTCTCCTCCTCATTAGGCACTCCATTATTGAAGTTAATTAACATAGAAGGTGCTAGACCATTCATTATGTTATTAAGGTGGTAATTTGAAATCTCCTCCTCTAATTCAGCATACTGTAAACCTCCTTGATAATCTACTGGAGAGTAGTAATAGAATCCTGCTCTGTAAGGCTTAACAAATAATATCTCAATAGCTTCTTTAGAGAACCCAAATGCAGGAATCCTCTGTGGCTCATCAGACGGCTTTATTTTGCTCCAATCCTTAAAGTAGTAGTAAGCCTCTATATCTCCATCCTCGTTGCACTTCTCTGCTCTGAGAGTCTCTACAGGCATATGCTCTACTTGTACAATCTTAGACCTATCCTTAGAATAGATTACTTGCATCGCTGCACCTCCCATTAATTTAAGGTCATATACTAGCTTTCTAGTACAATCCTTAGTAAATAAGGTTTTCATTTGTGCATATTGGTCAGGCTTTCTATTAGAGTCTGTAGCATCTAATCCCTTACCATAAATCATCTCTGAGATACCATTGATAATAGCATTATTGGTAGGAGAACCATTGTATCTGTCTATAAGAAACTGATAGTAGTTATTATCAGCACCATATGATACATAGTCTTTACCTCTTACCTCAGATACTTTAGGAGAAGTGTAAGTACTTAGATTAACTATGCTTACCTCTTGCTTCCTATTTTGTACGTTATTATGTACATTTTTATTTATAGCCTTAACTATATTGTTTGCTCTTTTCATATTATAATGTAATCATTATCATAGGTGTCCTCAGAAATGTAAACGTTTTTGTTTACTGAGTAGTAGTCATTTGTATCTTGGTCTATATCTTGGTCTGTACAGAATATCTTGTCTTTATATATCACGTTACCTGAAACCAAAACTTTCATATCATAGAATCTACCCTCTTTTAACTCAAAGGAGTGTGTAAGACTCATATACTCTCCTGACTTACCCAAATCTACCACCTCACTAGTCTCTGTGTTGGTGCTATCATCTCTTAGTATCAGAGTACCACTAATTGCATATTCTCTAGGAATAAACAAGATAGTTTGGTCATCTGTACTTGTCGTTAAGTGTTTCATATATATATAACGTATTATTTATTGCTTTTTGTATTAGATAACAAAAAAAACCCCACCATAAGGCAGGGTCTTAAATATTGTAACTAGATTTTAGTTACGCAGTTGGGTCAATAGCCGTGTAAGTAGCTAAAGCAGGAGCAGCAGCACAAAAGAATGGTGGAGCAGTTTCCTGAGCAGTAAGCGTTAATGTGAATCCTGATAAGTCTCCCATAGCAGCACCTGTAGCGATACTACCACCAGTTACCTCAGCACCGTGTTCTTTACCTACTAAGAAAAAGTTACCATTATAGTCCTCTATTACTATCTGAGGTCTCCCTGCAGCTAATAATTTGATTTCTTCTTGTGTTGCTTTGTCTAAGAAAGTAAAAGTAGCATTAAGAGTAGACTCATAGAAAGTAGTACCATTTTCTCTAGATGAGTTAATAGCAGTCTCTAAACTAGAGTTTCCTTTGATTTCATATTGATAGAACTCCTCAGAACCATTGAAAGTAATCTCTCCTGCAGATGGAGTCAAATCAGCAATATTGG